AAATCAATTTCTTGTGTGAGTTCATTCCAAACTTTTGGATAGTCAGTTTGGAACCTGAACACATTTAAAGGCGTCTTAAATCCGTCTTTAACTTTGTAAAGAACTGAGCCATTAGCATTAGATGCGTACACTTGCCAGCCGATGCGAACTGAATACAGCCCTTTATCATCACGACCTAAAAAAGACTTATAGCCGTCAGGGTGCTTTTTGAAATTAGACATGTTCAGCCTCCTTACATTCGCATGTACCAACAAAGGCATACGTAAGCGGGCTAGGAGCATCTACAGGTGAGACGTCCTTAATATTTAAAGGAATAATTTCTTTGCGATATTTAACTAAAACCACATCACCTTCACGGCAATCGACAATTCCTTCTTTTGAAGAAAAACGAGCAGACTTAGATGTTTGGATCGTTTTGCAAAATGAAACCTCATCACCAGCTTTGATTTTTGAACGGTCAACAGGAATCATCTTCTTGCAAGTAGGGCAGTTATAATCTTTCATTAGGCTGCCTCCAACCATTTATTACGGTCGATATAGCCCGCTAATAAAATATTTATGTTTTTATGGTCGTCATGATTGGTGAAATCATTCCAAGGTTTGCCGCTTAAGTCAGTTACTGACTCAATAGCAAGGTTAGTAATTTCAGCCGCTGTAAAATCAGATCCAGCTACACCATAGCTATCAGCTACGCCGTCAAAATCGAAGCTCACGTTTAGTTTGAAGCCGTCAATGCGGATAACAGCTACACCAGTTTTTTCACCAGTTTGCTTAATTCCTAAGAGTTCATATTCAGAAGCAACTACTTGTTTGCTTTCATATGAGTAATTAGAAGGGACGCTAGAATTAGCAGTTCGATATTCACAAGAACTCAAGGCTACAAGTACAGCAATTGCTGTAACTCCAGTTACCTTGTGCTTGTTTGAAAAGGTTTTTACGTTCATAATTGATCTCGCAGTTTTGCAAAAGCACATCGGACCTGGGGAGGGGCGGTGTGCTTTTTTTGTTGTCTACGAGACAAATACTACTTTAAGTAGAAATTAAGTCAATACTTAGTAGGAATTATTTCCTACTTAAAGTTGTATATTATTAGTTTTAAATAATAAAAAACCCACAAAAAGTGGGTTTAAAGTAAAAAATTAATAATTGGTTTCAAAGAAAATAAGCTGAAATTCAATAAATATCTCGGTACAAGCCAACCACTTTTCCAACAAGGCGGCAATCTTCGGAAAGTTTAATAATTTTATCAGGCCAGTCTGGGTTCAATGGTTCCAAGAATTTACTTGTTCCTTCGCCCTCAATGATAAGCTTTTTAAAAGTCGCCTCTGAATCGCCAGCGCAAGCTACAATTACAAGATCATCTGTTTTAAGATCAAATGTTTGAATGTCTGGATTCACATATATTCTATCACCCGGTAGAAAGGTTGGAGCCATAGAATATCCTACTACTTTTAAAGCATATCCATTTTTCCCGCATCTTCTATTTGGCGGTAAATATTCTTCAATTTCCGTATCTTTCAAAACTGTCTCAATCGGTGTAAATGAACCAGCCGCAACCCAAGAGATTACTGGAACCCTGCGTCCTTCGAAACCAACTTTATCTGATAAATCAATATTATTGTCTAACTTAGTGCCATGGTCTAAGTAACTAATTTCCACTCCAAAAATATCAGCCAATGTTTGTAGCTTTTCAATTCTTGGTTTAGCAGAACCGAGTGTATATCTACGAGCCATCTCATAAGAAACACCAATAGCATTTTTTAACTCATTGATAGTTTTAATTGGAGAGTCTTTTGCCTTCATCAATGCGTTGAGTCGGTCCGCAAAGTCTTTGTATTTAGCGTCTTCCATCAAAATAGGCTTCTTTTCTACTGTGGGTAGAATTTTACTATCAATTTTTAGTTGCACCAATTCTATTTTTGGTAGTATATTTCTTTCTACTTTAAGTAGGTTTTTTGGTGTCATTTATGACTACTCCACATGAAGCATTTAATAACGCTGTGACTTTTGCAGGGAGCATCTCAGCTTTAGCTCGAAAAATAGGGGTTACACCTTGGGCTGCTAGCAAATGGAATCCTGAGAAAATTCCAGAAGATCGCTGTTTGAAAATTGAGGAAATTACTCAGGGTCAAGTTAAGGCAGAACAATTACGACCAGATATTAACTGGGAATATGTTCGCAAGAACCTTAAGAAGCAAAACCAATCCGTGAGCTAATTCTCACAAATTAGCAAACGTGCGTATACGTGAAATTTAAAGAGGGATTCACATATGAGTGAAATCAACTTAAGCCCAGAGGCTAAAACAGCAATTTACAAGATGATTCACCAGTCACAAGGAGTTACGCCGCAAGAAATTGCAAACGTACTTGGTGACTCTTACAAGAGCGTACTTAATTACGCAAACCCAAATATGGAAAGCCATTTACCAAGTATCAAGAAGCTTGAGGCAATGATTCAGTTTACACGCAACCCAGCTTTAGTTAAGGCATGGGCACACATGCTTGGTTATGTTCTAGTGCCAGCTAATCAAGTGGATGAGAAAGGCCATGAAGTCAGCATTGTTGAAACCTTGCTACATATAAATATTAACAATGGCCAAACCAATCAACAGGTCCACAAAGTTTTAGAGGATGGAGTTGTTACACCTGCGGAATTAGCAGATACAGAAGAAATCTTAGAAGAAATGGAAAACCACATTCGCCAACTTCGAGAGGCGCTTAAGTCGGAAGCTGCAACTTATATTTCTAAGGTAAAGAAAGAAAAAGCCTGATCTGGTCCATCAGGCTAGTTAATTCAATTACTTGCTAGAGGAATCGAATATGCAAAACAATTTAGCAAATCAATCGGCTAATTACAACTTACCAGAATTTCTATCTGGTGACGTTGTTGTACTTACTGAAGAGTGCCGTACTTTCAAATCAAATGATTTGTTTGAAGTTAAAAATAAAACTTTGACTAGTTTATGGACCATCAAATCAGAGAATCATTTGATTCTGGTTTCTTCAAAAGAAATCCGCACAGCAACAGTAGCAGAGCTCAACGCTAAACGCCGCCTAACAAAAGCTGAGCAAGCATTAGCGGAGGTGTCATGAACAGCTTTACACAGCAAATCAAAGATTCTCACCAGCAAAGTGAAATCCAATCTTTCTATGAGCCTGCATTGCGAGTACTTGGGCACCTATTTGAGGTGAAAAAGCAAAATTTACGTAACAAAGGTTATGACGAAAATAATGCAGCGGTAACCAAGGTTGAATTTTCAGAGGCTATGGCTCGTCAATTTCGCATAACGCAGTGGTTGGCACAGCAGATTGTAACCAGCTTAACCAAGGCGTGTTTGGTTGATTCTTTTGGAGGCTATGTTAAGCCAAAGGATGGTGAAAAGTGAGATATGCAGTAAGAAGAAAACAAGATATTTCCGTTTCCACCACACCGCTAGAGGTGGTAATTCCACTGGAGCAACCAGTAAAGATCTATTCGGCTAAAGAATTAGCAGCCATGCCACTTTCAGTTATGAATGCCGCAATTGAGGCTCAGGAAAGATTTTATCAACTTGAAGAATTAACTCATATGGGGGGGCAAGCTATTGCGGTTCGCCGTCTTATGGAAAATGGTCACAAGCTGATTCAGGTAAAGGAAAAGTCCCGTACGCGCTACAAAATCAACGGCGAATTTATTCCACCAAGAATTATTCGTCAGTTGGAAATGCGCGGATTGGTGAAGCTTGAAAGGGGAAATTAATGATTGCTATCACCTCTTCAAAGCCCCTTCGAACCCCCTTCAAAGGAGATAAATAACCATGCGTGACTATGGGAAAGTCTCACCACATTTCTGGACGGGGATTACGGGTAAAAAGCTTCGTCAAACACCTGAAGGCTTAATTGTCGCTATGTATTTAATGACAAGCCCTCACGCAAATATGCTTGGCTTGTATTACATGCCCCTTTTATACATTGCTCATGAAACTGGACTAGGCTTTGAAGGGGCTTCAAAGGGGCTTCAAAGTGCCTGTGAAGCGGGGTTTTGCAGCTATGACGAAGCAACAGAGACGGTATGGGTGCACGAGATGGCGCGTTTTCAAGTAGCCGAGTCATTAAAGCCAGCTGACAACCGCTGTAAGAATGTGCAAAAAGAGTATGACTCATTGCCGTCAAGCCCTTATTTGTCAAGCTTTTTCGATAAATATGCCCAAGCATTTTGTATGACCCAAAAGCGTGGCGAAAACGCCAAAATAAATAACCCCTTCAAAGCCCCTTCAAAGCCCCTTCGAAGCCAGGAACAGGAACAGGAACAGGAACAGGATAATACACACACACCACCCGCGGCAGAAAATTTTTCAGCGGCAGAAGAATCTTGGAAACCAAATCGTGAACTTTTGCTGAATGTTCTTAGGACGTCACAGGTGGGAGCACAAGCTGAGCAAGTTTTAGAAATGCCAAATTATGAATTTCATCTTGGCAACTTCAACGCTCACTGGGAAAACAAAATCGACCTCACTGAAAACCAGCGCATTAGAAAATTTGCAACATGGTTGATTCAGGAGTTCGCAAAACCAACAAAACCTAAGAAACAAAACTCATCAGTGAAAACTGCACCAGCACGGGACGTAAACAGTGCTTGGGGGAGTGCAAAGCAGTATGCGCCAGCCACAGATGATATCGACGTAGGGGAGATGCTATGAATGCATTGAGCAAACAATTCAAAACTGAGCTGGTACAAACTAATCAGTTTTGCCCCAAACACAATGAGCTCATGATTTTATTAATTGGTCGTCCAGTTTGCCAAACATGTGCAAATGAAGCGTATGTGAAATCGCAAATTGAACATGCACACCAAGTCAACCTTATGGTACGTGAAAAACATTTTGCCGGAGCAAAACTCCCTGAGCGCCACAAGGAAAGCGGATTTAAAAATTATGTGGTGAGTATCGATCCGCAAAAAGAGGCTAAAGCTGCTTGTCATAAGTTTGTTCAAGATTTTAATTCAGGGGAGAAGCGCAATCTGATTATGGTTGGGCGCACAGGAACAGGCAAAACCCATCTTGCATGTGCTATCGCACGTAATGTTTTGGACAAGCGCAGTTATGTTCGTTACGTCACCTCTGAAGATATGGCAAATGAAATTGCCACTGCATGGACAAAGCCTGATGACAATGAAGCAAATGCAATTTTTCGCTTCACGGACTGTGATTTATTGATATTGGATGAATATGGTTTGCATGACCAACACGAGAGTCGATTGCAGCTCGTTCATAAAGTTTTATATGCACGTTATGACGAAAAAAAGCCGACAGTTTTAATTTCCAACATGACGCTTGAATCAACAGACAAGGCGCAGGGTTTAAAGGAGAACTTGGGGGATCGTTTGTGGTCTAGGTTTCAACATGATGGTTTAACAGTGGTTGAATGCGACTGGGGTGATTTGCGTTTAGATGGGGCGAGTGTATGAATAAATTCGAGATTATAGCGTGGGGTTTACTCATTTCATTTTTCACAGCCGCTATTTGCGGGGCGGTGGTTTTGTGGTGGTTAGCAAGAAAGGGTGCAGTAACCAAACACGACAAGGAGTGCTCATTATGAAAATTTACATGACAGAAGAAGATGTGCTGAACGCAATCGCTGGTGGTGATGTCGATGCTAATGATTGTTTAAACCAAGCTGACCCAAACTTTGAGAAGCGATTCAAAAGACTAACCAAAGGTCTTGAAAAGCTTATAAAAGATATTCGTAAAAGCTTTCCAGATGCAAATTACTACAGTGCTAATGACGGGCTTTTACTAATGCTTGGTGAGTCGCATAGCAATAGCGGTTCGCCTCAACAAGAACTGGTGGCAGCCGATGGGGGCTTAAAATCCATGCTTAGTGGGGGCGACTTCTAATGAAACTAACTAAACAGCAACGTGCTGAGCTAAAACAAAAGTTTGGTGGACATTGTGCTTACTGTGGTGAATTGCTTGGCGATAAGTGGCATGCAGACCATATCGAAGCAGTGAAGCGAGATTTAATTCATGTTGGTGGTGGAAAGTTAATTACGGGTGAAATGACTAGACCGCAAAACGACACTTTAGAAAACATGAACCCTGCATGTGTTCCTTGCAATACAAACAAATCGTCTATGCCGCTGGAAGGGTGGCGAAAAATGCTTACACATTACTGTGATGTGCAGTTACTACGCGATAGCACACATGCTCGTCATTTACTTCGTTTCGGTTTGATTGAAATTAAGACAAAACCTGTGACGTTCTTCTTTGAGAATTATAAAGGAGCCTGACATGAGTGAGTTTGAGGGAAAATCTGGAAAGTGGGCTTGGGAGATTCAAAAAGAACAACAAGCGAAAGTAGAGGAACTGCAAAAGCGTTTAGATAGGGCATTAAAAGAGACTCAATATGCTTTGCAGTATGTTGAAGAAGACATGCGCGGCAATCATGAATTTCT